GTCCCATTCTTCATCCGTCCAACTCTGCATGTCCCTGCGGGCTTCCAGATACGCTATAAGGCACTCATAGTCTGGGGTCATGCGTCCTCCTTTTTTGACTCTCGCCTCAGCAAAGTCCTTTTCTAACTCATCATATTCATCTTTTACATCCATAAATACCTCTTCGGGTAGATATTTTAAGCAAATCGTAAATATTCCTCGACTATTTGATCAATCTCTTCGGCGGTCATGCCCGATCCATAAACATATTTAAGCAAGACATTTATTGTTTTTGAGTATAGATTTTCAAATTCTTCATGGGTCATTTTGCCAAAAGAAACGCTTTTGGGTTCTACCCTAACACTCCCGTCAAGCCTGATGGTCGTATCATAAAACCCCGCCAGGATAATGACATCTGCTCTGAACCGATCGAAGTTCTTTTCTGGTACTCCGTACTTTGAATTGATTTCCCCAGGTATCCAGTTATCGAAGCCTATCTTGAGTAGGGCAAACCATTTCTTAAGAAACTCGTAATTGCGAGGGAAGGTGTATTTGAGCTTAATAGCCTGCCCCTGCTTCATCCCCTTGATAATCTCCTCCGCATCCTCATTGGCGGGGGCTAGGGTTCCCCAATTCTTTTGTAGGTAGATTTCGGTCATATAGTCCTCAGGAACGCCTCACGCTGTGCAGGGGTCAGCTCTGCATGAGCACGTCTGCACTCCTCGGCTTCGCACTCCGAATGGACGAGTGGCCCGTCTGGAATTTGCTCACCAGGCCAATGCATCGGATGGGCCATTTTATCGGCCCCCGGCTCTCCACAGAGTCCACAAATATCATCATTTGGGACTGGCTCATATACCTCCTCTATGGACAGAGGAGGAGGTGCGCCTAGAAACTTTCTCATCGCTATATCGTGACCTACCAAAATTGCCATAAGTTTTTCTCGATCTTCTGCGGACGATTTTTCATCTATGTCCATATAGTCTTTCATGCCAACCCCCTCAGCTTTTTTTCAACCTCGTTCAGTTCCGAACAGAAATCATCCAGGGCCACCTTCAGCGCGGCCGTAAACTCCCAATCCCTCTGAACGTCCAGGATGAGCGCGGGGAGACCAGGATAGTAGCTCATAAAATACCAGCAGTTAAAGCCTGTTACCAACATAGACCCATTGATTTGTTGGAAATAGTCAGTAGGTAGGTCTCCGGCCAGGAGGTATCCGACCTGCGTATGAATTAACGGGCATTTGATCTCAAGGCCAGTATTACCAAAAATGCCATCAGGGGAACAGCCATATCGCTTTGTGTCGTCGTAGACAAATCCGACTTGCTCAACCTCTACGCCCATGACAAGTTGAAAATATGCCCTCGCCTCTGCTTCAAGTTCAAGCCCTCGAACCATTGCCACACTTTGGTAGGTTTCAGGTTTCGGGCCTGCGATCCTCTCCCCTGCGAGTTCATAGAGGTATTTCGTGGCCTGCTTGGATGGTGCGCCTTTCGTCGTCACAATCTCGTTGAAACGGGACGCTGATGGTATGCCAGCCTTGGCCGTGAACCATTCAGAATCGCCCTGGGGTACGTCAAGCCGAATCATGCTTTACCTTCGCCTCCTTGCGCTTCTTGGCATCCTTCAGCGCGGTTATGGCTTCTTGATACCTGCCAGCGGGGATGTACTCAATCAGTTTGCACCCAAACAGATTCGTCAGAGAGACTTCCTTCAGCCCGATGTCGTTCATCATGTCCGTGATCTCGGAGACCTGCTTTTCAGTGATGAACTCCGGCTCTCCGGTTGAGGCCTTTCCATCGTCATCTTTCCTGGCAGGAGCCAACCCGGTAATCGCAAAAAGGGTATATCGCTCAAGATAAAACACGGTTGATCCGATAGCTTGGATAGCGTTCTTTCCTCCGCTTGCATCTGGGGGGGATTTTAGCCACGTCGATTCACTATGCCCAAGTTCATGTGTGACCAAGCATGTAACCTTAATCTCCCCGTTGTCCTGTTGTTCCGTCCTCCAACTGGAATTCAACCCATGTTCTCCAAGGGCCGAACTTATGGCATCGGCGGCGGTCCCTAAGTCTGAGTGGGACCATTCGGTTGGTGGCTTGCCTTGAGGCGTGTATTTCACCTGCAAGTCCCTCCATATCTTCGGGGGATTGGCTTTAAAGGCCGACATAGCCTTGTGGTAGGCTTTCCTGGCCTCGTTCGCCTCAAAACGCTCTTGCAGCGCCATCATCTTCTCAATGAGTTCAGGTGAATAGTTCTTTTGCATAGCCATTTGAATGACGGCCATGCCGCCCAGGACGGCAACCCCTGTTTCCTCTGGGTGCCGATCATCCCACTTTGTCAAATCATCGGCTTTTTTGTAAGTCGCTTGTTCTTCCATTTCACAGCTCCTTTGCGTTCTCGACGGCGATGGAGACAGAAATGTCTATCTCATGCTCCGCCGCGTCCATTATTCTCCGTGCTTCCGGGCTCGACAAATCGGGCCTCATATCCAAGAGGCGCTGGTTCAACTCCCTGGCCCATGACAGGATCTTGTCCTTGTCCGGTTTCAAGGCTTCCTTCCGCGCTTCCGCTTCAGCCCGCTCTTTGGCTTCCCGTACCTCGCGCAAAACCTTCTCAGCGGCGCCTTTCTCTGCAGCGATACGGGCGGTTTCGAGGGCCTGTTTCTCGAACTCCTCTTGCCTTTTTCTCTGCGCTTCGGAAGCCTTCTCCGCTCCCAGGGCCGCTTTCTCCGCGGCGACCTGGCGCCGTTCGGCTTCCAGGTATTCCCGTTCTAGCCTGGATTTCTCTTCCTCGGCCTTGCGGATATCTTCAAGGCGCTTTGCCTCCGCCTCCTGCTCGGCGCGGATCTTCTCAAGGCGTAGAGCTTCGACCTCGGCTTTGGCCTGATCCTCTTCCCATACAATGCGGACCTTCAACCGGGCTTCAATGATGGCCTTACTTGCAGATAGGGCCAAGCGGGCGTCTTCCCTGAACTCCTGGAAATCGGATTCAAAAATTTCAGTCCCGTTGATGACATTGAGGACGGCCTGAACATCCTCTGCCGTCATATCGGGGCCTACGTCGGCAGCCACCTGTCTAAACTCCTGAATTTTGTCCCGAATCCCCGCAACCCGCTCCTGCTCAACCCGGATTTTCTCGGCCTGAATCGCCTCAACCCGGTCATCCTCGATCTTGCGGACGGCCTTCAGGTGGTCCTCGATGGGCTCGACGAGGGCATGGACGCGATTCTTCTCCCCGTCATAGTGCTTACCGGCCTTAAGTATTAACGCCTTTTTGTCCTTGTGCCAATCATCCACATCCCGCCGGATATCCCGGCATTCCCGAAGGCCCCCCATCACCATGGCGTAGGCTGCTTTGTCTTCGGGCGGCAGGATGATGTCCATGTACTTGGCCTTCAGGGCCTCGATGGTTGCAACCTCTAAGTTGTATGGTACTAATTGAAAGTCTTCTTTAAGCATTTTGTCCTCCTTCCTCCTCCATCTTGCACCGGACAAACCCGGCAGACAAGGCCGCTTTAACGCCTTTCCAGTCCTCCAAGTATGGGTAGCCTGTTTTCGTCTCCCGGACAAAAAACTCCACCGACCTGCTGAAAATACGTGGCCTGATCGTTGTCATTTTTATCATCTTCATGGGGCCTCCTTCAATCCCTTGATTAACCCGCGTGCAACCGCACACCGGACTATCTTGCCAACTTTTTTCATACACAATCTGTTACCGATGCTCACCCCAACCTCACAAACTGCTAAGTATAGACGTGGCTCGCTTTTCTGGTTATGGCAGACATTTATGGGATTCATTTCAAATCCTCATTAATTGTTTCTTTTCCTCTTCGAGCCGAAGTGCATAATGTCCCAAAATACCTATTCTTACCATCCAAATGTCGGTATTCTCGGAATCATCATTCATCGCGTTCCCCACGAAATTCATCCATTCTTCTATGTCCGGTCTGCCCATTTTCATCTCCCCGCCAGTTCATCCGTCCTCCGATAGTTCCGGCTCCTCCGGCAAGTCCTCGGTAATCTCGTAAAAGTCCGCCTGCCACTTCTTGATGAACTTCCTCAGCTCTTTCCTGGCATCCTTCATACGAGCCAAAGCGTCTTCCCCCTCCTCTGTCTGTGGCACTACCTCTCGGATGAAATAGCCCAGTTCGCTCTCCGCGTCTTCAAGATGGGTATGGGCGGCAAATATGGCTTGTGCTGGTATGCTGTGGGTCAAAGATGGCTCCCATAGGAAAGGATGGCTCATGGCTTCTTCGGCATACGGCGGAACCAATTTCTCCAGGCAGCCGCCGGGCATCCTGTTATCCACTCTTCCCACTCGTCCCCCTCGGCCTTGGGCGGGTCGAGGATCAGGACTTGTTGAGGAGCGATAAAATCATATTCAGCTTTTCCCCAAATACCCTCTGCTGGAAAATCCGAGTAAGGTTCAAAAAAGGTACAGCCTTTCTTTGGAACCGCATACCTCAGCCGACCTCCCTCAATGACGTGCCGGGAGTCGATCCATGATGTAGGATCATCCACGAATTTATAGCCAGCCTCGGGAATCATGCGATCCCTTGGTACAACCTCGGATATTACGAAGTATTTCTTTCCCATGTCTCCCCTCATGCGCGGCAGGGAGACCACCCCTGATGACCCTGCCGCGGAAAAAGGTTGGATTGATGGTTTCAGGTTTGCCGTGTGCTGGTGGGTCGGTCATGCTGCCCTTGAGTCACTTACCCCGCTATGAGACGGGACTAACCGACTCCCTTACCCACCCCTTCCGGGGCCACCAGCACGATTCAGGTTAAAGTGCGGAGACACGAAGCCTTCTATTGTCCCGGAGCATGTTGACTGTGTTACAAGGTAAGATATCATACTCCCTCGCAAGTGACCGACACATGGTGTCGCCCATAGCACCCTTTCGGGTCGCACCCACCAGCTTGGTCTCCGCACGATTCAGGTTGATTACAGGTTGACAATCCAACGCGCCCTTGTCATTTCGGCCATTCACCCTCTCGAGTGTCCCGAAGTTCCTGGACGGCCTGTTGTCTGCCCAGGGACCTCGTCCCTGTGAGGGACGGGTGTGGGCGGTATAAAGATGCCCTCTACCCAATCTGACGTGTCCCTAGGGATCACTGGGAGTCGAGTGTCGGGCGAAATGCCATAGGTTAAAATCCATGGATATTGCTCAATCACGGACTGATCCTCTGCAGATTTTCCGCACCATCAGAACTACGCAGGCCACCCCGCCGACAAGCAGGACTAGGCCCGCAATAACCCAGGTGGCCGTGGTCTCTTCGCGGGGCATCAACCACACGAATAACAAAAAAATGAGCACGGTCGCCAGTGTCAGTGTCCAGTTTTTCATGGCCTACCCCCACACCCGGCAGAGGACCGGGGAGCCAAGGGTGACTGTCGCAAATCCTGTCCAGAAATACAGTGCTCTTAGGTGTCTCATTCTATCCTCCAAACACGAATCCCATTTTCCAAAGGCAAACTTCTTGTTGTAAATTTCTTTCCTTTATCTCGTTCGGGACGTGCAACTTGCATGATGCGAGTCTGAAGAGAAGCTTTCCTTTTTGGGTCTTCAGAGTCAAATGGGGCTAAAAACGAATCTCCCACGTCCATCTTTCCAAGAGGCCATTCACCACAATGATGTACTGAGTTCAATTCAGGTATGGGTTTGTTCTTTTCTATTTCGTACATGCTTTCCTCCTGCCCCTATTCAGACCGGGGGCGGCGGGATAAAGGTTTAAGTTGCTAGTTGGGTATACTTTAAAACATCGGATTGTGGATGTCGTTGACGCCAGGCTTTCCCATTGTAATATTTATAATCCCCCCGTCGGATGTGTTCTCTTTTGTGGCAAGGATTACACAACTTAAAGACCAGAAATGACTCATTATTGTCAGGATGATGAAGGATTTTAGCATCAGAGTTGCACGGGCATTCATACAATATTGTTATAAATTCTTCGTGTTGTCTCATTTTATAATGCCTAGACTGATGCCTGCTGCAAAACTTGGTCCCACCCTTGATGTATTTTTTGCCACATGCCAGGCAATATTTTGTGGCCCCTGAATTGCCATTCGTTCGACATTCTGAGCAGCGTTCAAATAGATGTTCGGTTTCCGTTTCGAGTTGCCGTCCACATTCCCTACAATATTCAACCTTATGTTCCATGGTCAAGGATTAAACCATAGTTCAATTTTCTTGTCAATAGGAAAAATGCTTGAAAATGAAATTATTTTTAATACCCCTTAATCGACACGCATTCAATCAATTTTCTTGACACGGGGCTAGAGATATGATTTTAATATAGCATGAAAACACTTCAGGAAAAACTCAAAGGTCTTGGAATAACCTCTTACAAGGAGCTAGAAAGATTGACGGAATGCTCTGAAAGTCTCGCCAAACAGCTTTGGTATGGCTCCAAACGAGAGGGTAAACCTCTTCCGCTGTCAAGGCAAATGGCTAATAAGATTAAAGAAAAAACAGGCGCATCCCTCGATTACCTTCTATCCTAAAGGAGCCCCATGCCAAAAGGACTGCCCAAGAAAACCCGCATCTGCGAGAACTGCCACCAGGAATTCCAAGCCATGAACAAGAGGCAACGATTCTGCGGGGCCCCTGCATGCCGGGAGGCGCAAAGGGAGGCCACGGCCGAATACAGGCGCCAGTGGTGGAAGAACTACCGGGCCGGGATGCCGTCACAAAAGGAGCTCCGCCAGGGCTATGCGAAATCAAAGAAATGCTGTTTCCTATGCGGCAAGCCCCTTTGTAACGGCGAGCGGATCAACCATGTGAGTTGCATTGAAAAGCGGGCCTATCGTCGGATCGATGGGAATTATTTGTATGTTTAAGGCCGACTGGATAATCGCCCATGACTCGACTGATTCCTATCCCTACATGCTGGAGTGCCTTCGGTGCGGGGCAATACAGATGTTTAAAATCCCTATCCTGGTGGACTACTGGGTGGCCGTAGCTAAGGCGTTTGAGGCGGCGCATAGAAAGTGCAGACAGGAGGAAATAGAACGAAATGTACAATCAGTTAATTCAATCCACTGGGATGACTAAAGATCCCTGCGAGACACGCCACGGCCCTGAATATTACGCAGCCATGCAGGAGGCGGCGCTTGATGATCTTGGATTCGACTGGTCGTGGTGCCTAATCGCCCGACTCAAGGCCAGGATAGCCGAGATGGAAGAGGCATGACCATATTTACCCCAACAGGGAAAGTCGGAGAAATCGAAAAAGCCTGCTGCGCCGGGCGTATCAATGGCCGTGTGTGTGACAATGACACCTTTGAAGCATATATCACACTTACTGCCAGGGGATCATCCAAAATCAAGAGCATCAAGTGCGCCATGTGCGGGGAAGAAACCATCTTTACCCCCGCTCCACCGGAGGAGTTTAATTGAGCGAGATGAGGCTTGACATGGCGCGGGGGATGTGATAGGGGTCTGGTATCGGACAAATGGAATGAATTATATACACCGTAATTTAAAGAGGGTTTATGAGATCGCCTGCACCGTGAGGGGTAGGCCAGGGCCATTTCACCCTGCCGATGGTCTCATAAGCCCTCTTTTTTTTATGGAAAGCTGATGGAATACTTAAAAATCCATAACTGGGACAAATGGCAAACCTACCGTTCAGACAGAAATCAACCCCCCTGGATAAAAATTCACAGATGCGTAATGAGACACCCTGAATGGGTTTCACTCACAGATGCAGAAAGAGGCCAGCTTGTCGCCATTTGGTTGTTAGGTGCGGACCATGATGGCGTCATACCGGCGTCACCTACGATTGTTCAGAAACTTTGCTTCATGGAAAAGTCGCCTGATTTTGATAGATTTATTGAGCTGGGATTCATTGAAAATAGCATTGACGCCAAGTTGACGCCAAGCTGACGCCACTAGGACGCCGACTTGTCCATATAGACTAGACTAGACTAGACTAGAAAGAACTAAGATTGATCCAAGGAAAGAGGTTGTTACTAGAGTACGTTATTAGATAGTAGAGTGGAAATCCGACTAAAAGGGTATGATATGGAACTGAGGGAATACCAAACACAGGCCATTAACAAATTGAGGGAGCGTTTTCTTTCTGGCCGAAAGAGGATCGTGTTACAGGCGGCGTGCGCGGCTGGAAAAACTATCATCGCGGCTGAACTCTCCCGTGCGGCCTTGAACAAAGGCAAGCATGTTTTATTCATAGTCAACCGGCGCGACCTTGTAAAACAGACGGTGGAGAAGTTTGAGCAATACGGAATAGGGGATCGGGTGGGGACTATCCTGGCCGGGGAAGAGCCGGAATTGACAAGGCCAGTACAGGTGGCGAGTTTCCAGACGTATTCACGGCGGCTGAAACTTGACGATCTGGACTGGAACGCCTGGTATCACAAGGCGGAACTTGTTATCTATGATGAGTGTCATTCCTGTAATGCCAAAACTTATCGAGAGATTATAGACATTTACAAGGATAACGGCGGCTACATCATAGGTTTGACGGCTACTCCATGCAGGGCCGATGGAACGGGGTTGGGAGAGGTTTTCGAGGATATTGTCACTTGCGTCCCGATTGAGGAACTGATTGACAAGAAATTCCTTGTCCCGATGGTTTACTATGCGCCTTCGAAGCCGGATCTCTCAAAACTTCGAACGGTGGCCGGGGATTATGAGCAAAAGGAATTAGGAAACCGGGTCGATAAACCAAAGCTAATTGGGGATATTTACGATAACTGGATAAGACTGGCCGGGGATAGGCCGACAATCATATTTGCCACGAACGTCAAACATTCCATGCACATAGCACAGCATTTCAGCGATATGGGTATTTCGATAGAGCATATTGACGCCCATACAAATGATCTTGACCGGGTTGGGATATATGGACGCTTCGAAGAGGGGAAGACTCAGGTTCTCACAAATGTGGGGATCTGCACGGAAGGGAGCGATTTGCCATGGGTGGCCTGCGTGGTGGTGGCTAGGCCGACAAAGAGCCTAGGCCGATGGATTCAAATGGCTGGCAGGGGATTGAGGCCATTCCCTGGAAAGGAACAGTGTATCCTCATGGATCATGCCGGGTGTGTCGAGGCCCACGGGTTCGTTGATGAGGATATTGAATGGAGCCTTGAAGGGAAGAAAGCGGCGTTCAAGAAGAAAAAGCCTCGGGTGAAAGAGAAGACTCCGATGATCTGCGAGATGTGCGCTTTTTGCTTCACCGGGCCGAAGTGTCCGCAGTGTGGGCATGAGGTGAAGTTCTGGGGGAAAAAGATTGAAGCGATTGAGGCGGATCTTGAGGAAATTAAACGGCCTACTAAGAGGAAATACACCATGTTCGAAAAAGGGAATTTCTACGGGATGCTCGAATGGGAACGGAGACGCAAGGGATACGCTGAAGGCTGGACTTCTCATAAATTCAAGGAAAAGTTTGGAGTGTGGCCGAATAGTTTCAAGGGGACTAAGCCGATTGAGCCGGATATCACGTTTCTTAATTACCTGAAACATCTAAGGATTAAATGGGCCAAGAGCAAGGGAAACCCCAAAAATCTTGAGGCGACAGGATGAAAATAGACATCGTTAAAGAGTCAGCTGGACGGTGGCCGGGGATACTGTCAACCCTCGGAATCGAAGTCAAGACAAACGGAAAACATGGGCCGTGTCCATTATGCGGGGGAAAGGACCGGTTTCGATTTGACGACCAGGACGGGGTAGGAACCTGGATTTGTAACCAGTGCGGGGCCGGGACCGGGTTCAAATTGATTGAGAAGAAACTAGGCGTTGATTTTTTGGAAGCCGTAAAAAGGGTAGGTGAAATCATGGGAGACATACCAAAGCACGTCAAGCCGAAACCAGTGAAGGACTATCGGAAGATGCTCAACGACACCTGGAAAAAGGCCACGTCGTTAGTCAGGGGTGATCCTGTTGTGGCATACCTGGCCGGGCGGGGCTTGAAATTGATACCGGACAATGTGAGATATTACCGCGGATGTTGGGAGTCGGAAACCAAGAGCCGGATGCAAGCGATGATTGCCCTCGTTACAGGCCCGGACGGAAAGCCTGTCACAATTCACCGGACATACCTTCGGGACGGAAAGAAGGCGCCAATTGAGTCACCGAGAAAGTTGATGCCTCACAACGGGACACTCAAGGGGGCAGCGATCCGGCTATTTGAACCATCAGCCTATACCATGGGCATAGCCGAGGGGATTGAAACGGCAATAGCTGCGACTCAGCGTTTCCAGATTGGTACTTGGGCGGCGGTTACAGCGGGGATAATGGAGAGTTGGGAGCCACCGGAAGGGATAAAAGAGGTGATAATTTTTGGGGATAATGACGCGAATTTCACAGGACAAAAGTCGGCCTACATATTAGCTAACCGATTGGCAAAAAAGGGAATAAAGGTCAATGTTGATATACCTGAAACCATAGGAGATTGGAACAGTTATGACTAAAAAAGAGATCTTAGATAAAATGGACTTACAGCGCCAGGCCTACGTACTTCGCCTGAAGGAAGCGCAGGACAAGCACCTGGAGGTAATGGACAAATTATGGGCTGAACTGAGAGAGTTGGAGCTGAAGGAGGTAGAAGGTGGTTCAGTATCCGAAGCCCGTCCGTTTTAAAAGCCCCAAATACCTCGAATATGTGCGGACCCAGCGATGCTTTGCGTGTTGGATCAATATGTGTCCTGCCCATTCGGGACGGATAGTGCCTCATCATGTGTCATGGGTTGACGGCACGGGGCAGGGGACAAAACCCAGCGATCACTACACAATACCTCTACACTGGGACACGCATCAACTTGAGGAGAGCCAACCATTTCTGCCTCGGGAGCCGGTTTTGCGCGAGATATGCCGGCTACTGAGCTGGTGGATCCGGGAGGGGGAGGAATGACGCGCTGGAGCGAAAAGGAGTTCGAGGAATACCAGGCAAAGCGGGACCGCTTGGCTCCACTGCCACGCTACTCGGACCTGGCCGGCGCGGGGGATCCCGACGAAGGGCCGGAGAGCAAGCTCCAGGGCAAAATAACAAAATGGGCGAAGGAGTGGGGGAAGCCGTGTCTTTCCTTCCCTCGAACGGCTAAAGTGCGTTCATTTCTCCCCGAGGGCTGGCCGGACATCGTTTTGATTCTCCGGGGCCGTGTCCTTTTCATCGAACTCAAGGCGGCGAAGGGCCGGAAAAGCAAGGAGCAGATTCAAATGCGCTTGCAGTTTATGGCCCTCGGGCATGAGATATGGGAAATTCGATCCTACCATGCGTTCATTTCGCTCGTGGGGGCCTCAAACCAAGAGCTAGGCGCGTCAAAGGGGTGAAGTGAGGAAATTGTACAGAAGACGCCATAAGTCTCAACATTATATCGGTTTGATAGGTTATAAGTGCGCTGAAAAGATAGAAAAGCCCCCTCCTCATGGAAGGGGCCCAGGGAGTGTCAGGTGATGGGGGGCGGAGATATTTCCTGGGGGTTGAAGGTCCGCATGAATTTTACTCCATTTCGGAAAGTTGCGCCATCGTACCAAGCGACGTTCCCGTTACTCTGGAGCCATACCATTTCAATGTGCCAAGTTTCCCCATTGAATTCTGCGTCAAAATCACACCGCTTTTTTCTATTCGCTTCCATGGTATTTCCTCCTAATGTCAAAGGGTTTAACGATGCTCGATGTGATATTCGCGCCCTTCCTCTTCCTGCATCGAGAAAAACACCTCCAGGGCTTCCGAGTCGAGCCCGTCGAGATCCTCAAGCGGGCACTCGGCGACTTTCTTACCGGCTTTTGTAAGGACCAACCAGCGGTCAAGCTGCCTCGAAACCCCGTCGCGCAGGGTTTCCGGCAGGCCGGATCTATCGTGTAGATTGATTCCGTTCATAGCTATCCTCCCCATTCCTTGGCGGCCTCCACGGCTGCCTGTTTTATTCGGCACGGCGCCAACGTGTATTTTGGTCCTATAACATATCGCACATAGCACCAGTCCACAATTTCAACCAATCCTAGGGGACCAATCCACTGTTTATGGATATAGAGCCGGTCTCCACCTGCGTACTTTTTTACGCCCAAGTGTTTTTGGAAACATTTAGGGCATTTCATGGCTATTCCCTCCCTTCGCCGCGGGCCAGGGCTGCTTTGAGATTACCGAAAGCATGTAAGGCTTTAGTAGCATCCACAGTGCCCTTTCCGTCTCCATATTCAACAGAAAGTGCCTTTAATGCTAACTCACAGGCATGAATCAGCTCCGCATTGACCGTCCGGAGCCGCTCGTTCTCCTCTGCCAGCTGGGGCGCGTCCGCTATCAGGCGGGCGTTGGCTTCGGTTTCCTCCTCAGTCTGCCAAGTCTCTAGGTCACAAATTGCGTCATGTTGGTCAATGTCCGCATTGTGACGGACAAAAACTCTCCAACCGTCTCCAATGTGATGGTTGTCGGCTATCCATTCTCCCTTGGTATATCCTGTATGTTTCATTTCATCCTCCATGGGGGCCGGAGTCCCCGGTTAATATAGTTTATAAATGTCAATCCGACCGGGGTAATAAACCATGACGCCGTATTTCCCGATGTGGAAGGCCAATGTCCAGAAATAGCCACCTCGAACCTGCCAACCATTTTGCCAATATTTACGTTGTCCTTCTCTCATGATTCCCCTCCTTGCGCCGTCTGCCCCGGCGCCGGGCCTGTAAGGTTAAGCCGCTTTTTTGAATCGGTTTTTAATGCTGCCCACGGTTTCAGGCGCGTAATAGAGATCAAGCTCAACCCCGTTTTCAATCAATTCCTGAATGCTGATATAGCCAAACTCCGCATTGTTCGTGTCCCCGTTCAGGCAGGCAAAGCCAAACGCCTGAGACTGAATCCCTTGAATTTCGTCATCAGGTGATCCTGCGTCTTTTTCGATGATGTACCAATCTGATCCCCGGCTGAAATAGTGAAGGGTAACGGGAGCCTCATCTCCCATTTCAGAACTGTCATAGGTTTTCGGCATAGTGGAGATTTGATTTTTCAGGCGGCCAATCATTTGCCTGAAATATTCACCCTCCTCACCCTTACACGCCGACCGAATAGCCAATAATTGAGACCGTCCGATAAACTGATTTAAATTCATGGCTTCCCTCCCTGTTAGTGGTTAATGTCTAACTCCGCTCACATCAGAGCCCATTGCTAGGCGCTGGGTCAGAGGGTTAGGCCTCTATGCCTTTAAGGTTTATGCGGGCTTATGGTGGCCCGCCGCACCGCCACTTTAGGTGAGTAGCCAACCCCGGCTGATTGTTCGTGGGCATCCCCAGCGATCCCTGTGGTTTAATCCGTTTAGTTAGTACGCACACGAGGGCAAGCTCGTTTGATCGGTTAACCCTTTTTTCCTGATGTTTCAGCCTGTTGTTTTGCCCTCAGAAATTGCTCTAATTTCTCTATAGTTGTTTTATCGGTTTCTGTCCGTTGGGTGTAGCGTCCTGTGCCATATTTCCATTCTCCAGTGTGTACTTTGTAATACACCCGGTCATATTGACGGCCACAATTAAGTTTGCCTCCGTCCATTGTGGCAACCAAAAAACACGATATATTTCGTATTCTAATCAATCTCATAATCCCCTCCCTTGTAGCTTGCCCTTGTCTGCGTATTATCCCCACGATAAAGGCGGGCGGGTAAGTGGTTAAGCTGTGACAAAGCGCGCATTTGACGCTGGATGATGATTGAGTAAATACATGGCTTCCTGAATGCTATCAGCCGGTGGTGTCCCAT